CGCGTTTTCAATCGTGTCCGACTCGATGTCGAACTTTTGCCCGGCGTTGTCGGTCAGCGTGAAAACCGCCATCACTGCCTCGGGGTGATCGTGCCGTATGGCGTGCGGATTGAACCGGCCGGCGCTGGTTGCGCGCCTGCCGCTGGCGCTGCCGGCGAAACAGCACTAGGCGTCGCACGGGAGGATACTGCAGTCAGCGCCGCTTTCTCGCCCTCCGACAGCGGCGGGCCAAGCTCTCGCAAACGCTGCTGCACCGCCAGATAATCTGGGTAGCCACGGTTCTGGCGCGCGACGTCCTCATGGATCTGCGCGACTTGCACGTCATACTGATCGAGGCGGTTGGCAATCGCGATTGCCCGAGCCAGACCTTCCTTCGACGTTGCCATGGATGCCAGGCCGGAAGAAAACAGGCTGCGCTCGTAATCGCTGGTTGACCCCTGCCCCTTTGGCGCCGCGGCGGCTTGCAGGCGTCTCTGCGCGAGCTGGAAGATTTCCTGGTCCGGCACCTCAGTGCCTGAGATGACTCCGAGGTCTTTGAGATATTTCTTAACTTCAAACCATTTTTCGGTTGTCGGCCCGCTCGTGAACGCCTGTGCGGCTTGCGCCAATTGTCCATAATCCTGTATGCGCTTGTAGGCACCCTGTGCTGCAACGCCCGCCTCTTTGAGAGTCTCGATGCCGAGCGTGTCCAACGGTCCCGCCTGTCGCGCCCCGACGATCGTCCCCGGCGGCACTGGTTGGCCGGGTATGGCGGGCGGTTGCTCGCGCAGTTTCTGCGCCAGGTCCGTCTGCGGGATCATTTGCTTGTAGTCGCGGCCATCGGCGCCGCGCACCATCACCTCAGTTGTATCTTGTGATTTGCTACCTTCCGCCTTGGCCCGCTCCTGCTCCTTAAGGGTATCGACGTATCCGGGCGGTGAGACGAACTGGCCCTTGTCGGCATCCCAGATCCGCCCGGCAGCAAGGTTATCGAGCCGGCTCTTAACTTCCAGCTCAGCAACCTTCGACGGCAGTTGCCCTCTCCCGGTCGCCGCAGCGAGTGGCTCGGCGTAGCGCAATTCGACGCCCTTTTCGGCCTCCTTTAATGCCGGCGCATATTGCAGCTCGATGGTCTTGCGCGCCCGCTCCAACTCAGCTTGAAAGGACGGGCTCGCCTTAAGCGCGTCGATCATGGGGCCGAATACATTCTTTAACCCGGCGCCCTCTGCCAGCGTGCCAGCGGTGGCGAGGTTTCGGAGGTAGGCGTCAAAAGCCGGGTTAGCCCCGCGCGGAATGGGCGGCGCACCCGGCGGCGCGGCACCCGGCGGCGACAGCAAGCCCGGCCCCGCAGCGGCGGGCGCGGCTGCGGCGGGAGCCGGCGTCGCCAGCGGGCCTTGCATCGGCGGCAACTCGATCCCGGCCGGACCCATTGTCGGCAGTGGGGAGCGCGGCGCTGTGCCGCCCGGAGCATCGCCACCGCCTGCCTGGTCAGCCGAGGTGACGGACATGATCGGATCGCCACCGGCATCTGGCGGAGCCGCGAGCGGACCGCCGCCGCCGGAGCCCTCGCGCGGCTGATACCAGGGCGTGCCGGATTGCTGCGCCTGTTTGATCGCCGCCATCGATTGCGCGACCCGCGCCGCGACCGCGGGATCGGTGATCTCGGGGTTGTACGGAAAGCCGCGCGAGTTGACCGGGGTGCCGGGTGCGATCCCGGCAAAGCGGCCGACCTGGTTCGGCGCCACAGCCGCCGCGCCGGCCCCTGGAGCCGCCGTAGGCGCAGTCGGCCTGGCGATCGGCAGCATCGGATCGGCGTCGGACAGCGGGTTCGGCGCTGTCGGGGCCAGCAACCCGCCGCCTCCGGCAGGAGTCGCGGCAGTCGGTGCGGCGGCCGGCGCACCACCGCCACGAGCCGCAGCAAAGGCAGCGGCGTAGGGCTTGTTGCTCGCCAGGATCGGGGCCAGCGTTGCGTCGCTTTTGGCACCGAGATAGCTACGCAGCGCGCCTTCCCAGCTTCCGGTCTGCTTGTAGAGGTCGCGCATGTACCGCGCGGCACCGTCGAGCGACGAGTCCACGTTGGCAACGTTGACGCCATATTGTTTCGCTGTGCCCGGCATAAACTGCGCGATCCCCTGCGCACCCGCCGAGCTTGTCCCGCTCGCCTTAAACCCGTTTTCGCCGTTGATCTGGTGGAGGAACATATCCTCGGGCACGCCGTACAACCGCGCGTAATACCTCGCCTTATCGACGGCCTCGGATTGAGGGATCGCGGGCGCATCGCCCCCGCCACCGCCGGCACCCGGCGGAGCCGCCGCGCCGCCGCCCGTGCTGCCGGTACTGCCGGTCTCCGGTGTGGCTGCCGTGCCCCCGTCAGCGCCGGGCCATTGCCCTCCCAGCTTCTGGAGGACCGGGCCGAGCTGCTTGTAGTAGTCGAGCTCCTGCTCGAGCTTGCGACCCTTCTGCCCGGTGAGGATCGCATTCAGCGCCGCCGTCCCTGCCCCCTCCTGGCTGGCACCGTAGGCGCCCGCCGCCTGGCCGAGCGCGGCGCCGAAATCCGGCACCGGCGAAAACGACGGACCCGCCAACTGGCCGAGCTTTCCGGCCAACGCGAGCAACCCGATATTGCCCAGGCCGCCGCGTTGCTCGGGCGTCAGCAGGCCGTTGCCGTATATGTCGCTACTGCGACCGCTGAGCAGATCGAGCAGGCCCGCCATGGCGGTGGTTCCTTATTCTTTCGAGCGGCTGCTGCTGTGGCTGCTGCTCGACGAGGTGCTGCTGCGGGGAGCCGAAGCCGTCGCTGCCATGCCGGCAGCACCGGGGATTTCGACCGCGTTAGACGGCGGCGCCGCCAATGTCCCGTGCGGGTTGGTGGCGGTGACAGTGCAGGTGATCGAGGTGCCGGCATCTGCCGCCGCGACCTCATAGGTGGTGCCGTCGGGGCCGACGGTGCCGCCGCCGGACCAGGCGTAGGCGAGCGTCGGGCTGTCGCTCCAGCTTCCGGGGCTGCAGGTCAGCATCGAGCCGATCTCGCCGTTGCCGGAGATGATCGGGCCGTCGCCGCGCAATTCGGGCGGCAGCCGCCCTTCCAGTTCGTAGACCCGGCTGGCTAGTTCGCCGAAGTCTGACATGGTGCTCTCCTCTGGTTAAGGGATGGCGATGGCGTTGCTGGCCGGCGCGATACTGGTGCCGTTGGCATTGGTGGCGCTGACGACGCACGTCATCGAGTGCCCACTGTCACCGGCGACGACGGTGTAAGTCGGGACGCTGGTGCCGACATTCACGGCATTGCTCTTCCACTGGTACGCATACCCGGTGGGCACCCCGAACCAGTTGCCCAGCGTGCAGTTCAGCACCGAGCCGACCACAGCCGGCGGCACCGTCGGGTAGATCGCCGGCACGTCCACATATTGCGGTGCAATGCGCCCCGCCGCGACCCGCGCCTGCTCGCGAAGCATTCCATAATCAGACATGGGCGAGTTCCTCCAGCGTGGCGATGCGAGCCTCCAGCACCGCGTTTTCCTGCGCGAGTTCCTTTACGGCGTTGATCAGGAGCCAATTTGCATGAGTCGGGTTTACCGCCAACATGTCATCCGCCGTCTTTGAGACCATCTCCGGCACCACGCCCAGCACCTCTTGCGCCACCAAGCCATAGCGGTGCGTGTCGCTATCCAGATAGCGGAAACGCACCGGGTTTAGCGCCAGCACCGCCTGCAAGCCTTTGTCGTAGCCATGCACGTCTCTCTTGGCCCGCGCATCGCTGATGAAAAGCCACGCCCCAGACTGATTGTAGCAGCCCGTGGTATCGAACCGCGCGATGTCGATGCCGTCGCGCAGGGTGCCGCCGGTGAGCCGCAGATAGGTCGTCGGCAGTGCGGTAAGCTGCGCGGTGAAGGTGTCATACATGCGCCGGAGTGCGCCCATCATCATCCGGCAAGCATCGTTAAGTCCAGAAGGAGCCATATTTTCCGGGAAGCCATTCGGCGGCGCACTGTTATTATTGTTGTCGACCGGGTCCCACGTCGATACTTCAGACATGCGTGATCTCTTTCTCGTAAGCGATGGCACTGACCCGATAGCCCGGCAGCACGCGCTCAAAACCCTTACGGCCGAGCCCTTCGATCAGATCGAGCCCCTGCGCGCGGGCGAAGTCTTCCAGCGCCGCCGCCATCGGCTCGGCCCAGGCGTCGCGGTCATGGCCGGCGATGAACAGCACGTTGAGCGCCTTGCGGCGAGCGTATTTCAGCTTCTCGGCGATGGCGCAGCCTACGACATCCCAGCCATTGGCCGCGACCCAGCAGCCGAAGCGGCCGCTCTCGATCCCAGCCAGGACATCCTCCACCAGCATGCGCCCGCTGGTCCGCGCCACCGCCGGCTCCAGCATGGCTTCCAGTGCCTCGGGCCACAGCAATGCGGCCTCGTCTCGCAGCAGCAATCTGACAACCGTCACCCAAAGATAGCCGGCAAGAAACTGGCCGCACCCTTGCCGCCAGACGACGCGGCAGGAGCAAACGTTTCTGCTGCAACATCCCCAAGTATACCGCCGCCGCCATAATCCCCGCTGAGCAAGGTCCCCGCATCCGCGCCACCGCCAAACAGGCTTTTGAGCCCGCTGCCGAGCCCCAGTTCCTTGCCGAGCCCGAGGATGCCGGTGGCCCCCGACAGCGCGCTGGTGAGCGGGTTGCCGAAGATCGGCTGCGTCGAGCTGGTGCCGCCGCTCGGCGCCCCGATCGTCGCCATGTACTGCTTCAGCCGCTCGAACGGCGCGTTGTAGGCTTGCTGCTGCAGGGTCTGCTGCCCGGCGCCGGCCTCGATCTCGCCGCGCGCCCCAGCTAAGTCCTGCGCGCTAAGGCCGGCGCCGGCTGCACTCGTCGCCAGCCCTGGTGCAAACAGAGCTTGTATAAATTGCGGAAAGTTCTGCAGCGCATTCTGCTCCGCCGTGAGGCTGCGGCCGAAGCCGGTGTCGAGGCCGCTAAGGCCGGTAGTCTGCCCGCGCTGGGTTAGGTCCGCGGCAGATAGCGCAGTGCGCTCGCCCTGATCGACCATATTGCCGGCGGCGGTCAGGCCGGTGATGCCGAGGCCGAGGCCGGCTCGCCGGGCGGCGTCGTATTGCTGCGCTGCCGTGTCCTGCTGGCCGCGCTCGAACCGATACTCGTTGCCGTACATATTGGTCGAAATCTCGCCCAAATTACGGGCAAAGGCGTCTCGCGCACTGCCTGCTGCCTGATCGGCGGCGCCGCTGCCATAGCGCCCGCCAGCGGAGAAGCGCGCGTCCAGTGTCGGCGCCGTCGAGGTTGCGTAATTCTCGGACACCGGCCGCAGCGCGGCGTTGACCATGTCGCGGAGATACGGATTGGAACTGGCGTCCGTATATTTGCCCTGCGCCACCGCGGCGAGCTGATCCTGCCCGAGATTCCCGGCTGCCGCCTGGTCGGCGTAACCCGTGATCGGGTTGGCGTAACCATATGCGGCGTTAACGGCGTTGCCGACGACCCGGTCGGCGGTCTGCTGCGGCCCGCCCTGCCCGGCAGCGAAGGCGCCGTACCCCGAAGCGGCCGGGCTGGTGCCGCCGCCGGCAATCAGATTGCCATAGGCGTCGTAGCTCTTAGCTGTCGGCCAACCCTGCACATTGCCGGCAGTGTCGGCGACATTGTAAAGGCCACCCGTCTGTATTGGGTTCGGCCGGGTGGCGGCATACAGGTCCGGGTAGCCCTGCGTCTGCCACGGTGACGGCGGCGCATAGTTTGGGTAGGTATCAGCGTCGCCATAAATCCGCCCGGCATTCTCGAGACCCGCCTGGTAGAACGGGAATTGCGCCGCACCGGCCCGGGTCTCGGCCGAGGCCGTCGACGAGCCGGTCTGCTGTGAGCCTTTGCTACCCTTGCCCATTCTTATTCCCTCAGCCGGCCAAATCGCGGACCAGCACAACGTCGCCTGTCGGCGTGGCGCCCCAGGCTTTGGCCCAACCTCGCCGCCCTGCCGAAGCCACATGACTGCAGCCGGCCTGCTCGCCGTGCTCATCGAGCACCTCGACCAGACGTGGCAGCCAGACCCGCATCTTGGTACCGCCGGCAAACAGCACTTCAAGGATGCGGCGACGCGGATATTGCTTGATCTCGGTTACAACAGCCGCCTCGATCGCACCGTCAACCTCACAGACCCATATGCCGACCTGGCCGCGCATCGCCATCGCGAGCAGGTCGATCGGCTCGTAGCAACCGGTGATGACTGTCGCCTTGCGCAGCAGTTTCGAGATGAGCGGCCAGTTTTCCGCCACCTCCTCGATCGGCGGCAGGCGCACCTCGACCCGCGGCAGACGCAGGCGGATTGCCGGCCGAGGCTCGTCCCACACCGTCAGGGTCACGGCTTCAGCGGTGCTTCCAGCGCCGCGACGCGCGCCGCGAGCTGCTGCACGGCCCGCACCAGCAGTGGCGTCAGCCGGCCGTAATCGATCGTCCACGGCTCCGTCACGGGGTCGTCGCCTCCCCGGTGCACGACTTCCGGATAAACCCGGTAGACTTCTTGGGCCACTAAGCCGTGCTGGCGGCTGCCGCCCATGTCGTAATCGCGCACCCGCAGCGCCATCAGCGCGTCCAGGCCGATATCGCTGTCGGTAATGTCCGTTTTTAGCCGCTCGTCTGACGAGGTGCCGTAGGCGACACCGGTACCGCTCCGGCTAATTCCCCCGATAAAACCCAGCGACGCCGACGCATCGGTAAACACCATCATAAACGTCGTGCTGTCCGAGCCGGCCGGGCCGCCGGCAATGCTGGTGTTCCACGTGCCGGCTGTCGCCGGGCCGACAACATGAAATTTATACCCTGGGCCGGTCGTACCGATCCCGACATTGCCGGCTGTGTCGATGGTTTGCCGAACCGCGCCGTTGACGAGGAAGTTCAGCTTGTAGCCGTCGACGTTCGCTGCATAGACCGCCGCCTTCAGAGTGCCAGCGCTGCTGAAACGCACCTGCGCGTTCGTCCCGTTAGCATTGATGTACGCATCCGTTGTGCCGTTTCCGACCGTAAGGGATGGCGCTGCGGACACGACGAGAGGCGCCGTCGTGCCGACGCCGAGGGCGTTGTTGGTGTCATCCCAGAACAGGTTAGCGTTGTCCTCGCCCAACGCAGTTGCCGAGGCGGCAAAAGCCACCGACCCGGCTGTCCACGAGGTCTTGTTGGTGCCCCCCATCGCTGTCGGCACGACGGCGATGCTTGACGTGATCGAGGTGGCCGAACCGGCAACCGTAAGCTGACCGGCAACGGCGCCTGTTATATTTGCCGAACCGGCGGGGCCTGTCGCGCCTGTCGCGCCTGTCGCGCCCGTTGGGCCCGCCGGTCCGGTTGGGCCAGGTGGCCCCGCCGGTCCCGTGCCCGGCGGAATTGCGGCAAGCTCGGTGGTCTTGCTGCCGAGCTGGTTGACGGCACCGGCAATCTCACGCAGCCACGGCGCCCACGCCGCTTGCGGCTGATCCGGCAGAACCGGCTGGATAACCGGCGACGACGGGCTATGCGCCGCCATCAGCGCAGGCTGCCTTCGGGGCGAAGCTGCCCGAGGTCGAGACCCTGAAGATGGCGAAATTCCTGTCCGGCCGGCATTTGCATGCGCAGCCGGATATAGCGCCCGGTGTAACGCTGCGGGCACTCGCCGATGATGTTGGTCGGGACCGGCGGCTCCCAGGTCACCGGGTCGGTGAGACGCTCGCGGTGCCCGACCGCGACGGTGGCGATACCGGCATCGATCAAGGGCCGCACCAGATCAACCCAGGTACGGCGGCCCGGCACCGGCTGCAGTTCGCCCGTTTCCAGGGTCGGCGCCATTGCCGGGCCGCCGCCGATGTTAAATCGGTGATCGGCGTCGAAGAGGGTCAGCCGCGACGAGGTGTTGCCCACCCAGAACGGGTCGTCGAAGCTCGGTGAGATCGTATCCACGGTGCCGAAACTGTCGATGCTGTCCAATGTGTGAGACGCGCCGAACATCGCCTTGGAGATCCACTCGAGGTGATCGTCCAGCTCGACCAGCGCGCCGCGGCTGAGTTCCCAGTTGTAAACCAGCAATTTATTGAGCAACCCGCCGCCGCCGATGCTCGGGAATGCCCAGATCACGCTTCGGCTGCGCGGGTCGACCGAGCCCTGCACCCGGTGAATATAAGCGTCATCGACCAAGCGATAGAACGTGCGATCGAATTTCTGCGAACCGATCGGGTAAGCAGTCGACCCATCGAACGCGGCGAAGCCGTCCTCCGACAGGTAGTAGACGACCGGTATGGTCGCCCCGGTCTGCTGCCGGGCAAAGGACTGCACGATCGAGAGCGGCGCTATGGTCCCGGATGCACCCTGCGCCACACGAAACGAGAAGATCAGCGGCGGCCCGGCATAGTTACCGGTGTAGATGCCCCGCTCCATGAAAATAACGACGTCGGCACCCTGGCTGAAACCGCTGACCAGGCCGGTGACATTGCCGAGATCGGTCTGCTGCATCTCATTATAGTCGGACTGCACACTTATTGCCGTCGTGCCGCCTGGTGTCGGCCACGAGGTCGGATCGTTGATCGAACTCCACCACACACGCCATGGCACTGCGCCTGATACCGGGTCGGTTGTGTTGCCGACCATCAGGAAGTCCTTGACCGTCGCTACATATTTCGCGATTGGCGCGGCGGCCGACAGCAGCGAGAAATGCGTGTCGGTCGGCAGCAGCATGGTCTGGATCGGGTCGAGCCCATTGGTGGCGATGATGCGCGTACCGTAGCTGGTCATCGCCCAGGCGCCACCGTCCGGCGTGTTGTAGGCGCCGCCGGTGGTGCGCGACACGTTGCTCAGCGTCAGGCTGCCGGGCGGCAATTGATAAAGCTTGGTCTTGTCCCCGGCGAAAATGTAGATGCTGCCGTCGGGTGCCTTGATCGAATAGGAACCCTGGCAGCGAGCGTCGAGCGTGTTTGTGCTGAGCGGCACAGCCGTGGGCATCGGGCCATAGCTCTTCGGTGTCAGCGGCACGCAATTCTTGATGACCGGCGAGCCCTGGTTGCCGAAATCGGCTTGATCCGGCAGCCACTCCGGCCACGGGACGACGGTCATGATCCGGCCCCGATGTAAGCCTTGAAATATTCTTCCCAATCGGTAACGCGCCTGGCTGCGTCGGCGCTTTCGAGCTTGCGTCGCGCCTCGATCACCGCGAGACCGTCAGCCAGCGAATTGCGTTGCTGCGAGACGACAGCGCAGGCTTCGGCCAACTCGCGCTTGTCGTCGGCAGCTAAGCAGCTCACCGAGAGCACGCAACACCCCGCCAGGAGGATCAGGAAAATCCTCATTTCTTTGTCGCAGCCCGTTCGGCGGCAACCCTGGCCGTCTCGGCCGCAATCCATGCTTGCTCGGCGGCATTCGCCTCGGCCTGTCGCCGCGCGAGATCAGCATCCAGCGCCGCGCGTGCCTCTACGGCTTTCTTTAGCGCAGCGCCGACAGCTTGCGACCGGCGGTCGCGAGCCTGATCCGGTAGCTCTTCCGATTGTGTCGCGCCGGGACACAACAGCGCCAAGGCCAGCACCAGTGCAATCTTTTTCATATGCATGGCCCGGTCGTGGTCTTGACGATGACGTGTTTGGCGGCGTCGAGACAGAGTGAGCCGGTGGGCGTGCCGCTAACGATATCCGGCAAGATCAGCGGATTGGCGGAAAGCTCCAAGGCAATCGGCGCCAATGCCTGATTTTCCGCCTGGATACGCGGGTTGCTCGTGGCGGTGTTGTAGAACGTGTTGAGGTTCTTGTCGGTGAGGAAGTGTTGACCGATGCCGACGCCGTTGCGCATGAATACGGCGTCACCCAACGCCATCCGGCCGCCAAAGGTGGGGTCGTCGCCGGCCAGCCGGCTGCGCTTCGATTTGATGATGTCACCCGAGACAGTGCCGCTGACAGTGTCGATCACGTTGACCGTATTGCCGCCGGCGAGCCTGAGAAGGTCGCCGAACCCGATACCGCCCAGGCCGGTGGCGATTTCCGGGTTGGCGGGATCTCCGACGAATGACGCCGTATCAACCAGATGAACTTGCGTCGGGGACCCGGTAGCCCCGCTGACATAGGCAAAGTTGAGCATCCGTGCCGGGCCGGGGTTTGGCGCCGCGAGATAGACGTTGTGGCCAAACACGGGGGCCGTACCCAACGAGATCACGGTAGCGCCGGTACAGCCAAACCCGTCGACACCGTTGGTGTCGGCGATGTTCTGCTTTGTCCAGATATTGCAATTGTAGTTGTAGCTGGCGCCTTTCTTACCGGCGGGCACTTCGTCGCCTTTGGCGCCATAGGTGACGTTGTAGGGAGCAAAGAAATTACTGACGTTCGTCGAAGCCCCCGGACAACCCCGGCTCGGCACGCACAAGACAAAATGCCCATCCTGGTGAGCGTCACCCAAAACCGGCGTCATCAGCGCCAGGGCGTTGCCGGTGGCGGCGACATTGCCGTTCGGGTCAATCTTGAACAGGCCGGGCCAGGTCGTCGAGCCGGCGATCACCGGGCTGGTGGTAGGCACCGCCGGCTTGCTGCCGGTCATGTCCGGGTTGCCGAGGATCGTGCCGGGTTTGACGTTGCCGAAATTCTGTGCCGCTGCGGCGGCCGGCAACAGCAGGGTGAGCAGTGTGAGCCAACGCCACATCACCTTGTGCCCCATTGCGTGCCCATCCAGTACAGTTCAAGCGCGCCGAAGTCGTAAACAAGCTGGTAGCTGGTATTGCCGTCGATCGTGCCGGCGGCCGGCACCAGGGTGATCGACCTGGTCCCGGCATTGCCGGCGACATCCTTGAGCCGCAGCACCTGGCCGAGCGTCGGGCTCGACGGCAGGGTGATGGTAATCGGCCCGCCGGTCACGTTGTTGATATTGACGTCGCCGGCAGAGCCGGCCGGCAACGGTCCCGAGCCGGAGACGACGATCGGCGCTGCCGGGGACGAGGCCGGGCCGGTTATCGTCCAGGCGCCGGAAGTGCCGTCGGCGCCGGACATGGGGCCCGTGGTGGTAATGCCCTCGACCCGGATCTGCAGGCCGCCGGGCCACCGGGCTTTGCGGTCGGCTGCTTCGATGCTGGCAAGGACCGCCGCGGCGGCCTGCGTCCACAGCGGGATACGCTCGTCATGGCCGATAAAAGCCTCGGCGGCAACCAGTGTCGAATACAGGTAAGCGTCTGGGTGCTTGGTCAGCAACCAGTTAGTCGGCACGCCGTCGCTGAGCGGCGGCAACCCGACCTGATACAATATCTCCAGCGTCACCGAGCCGCTCGGGGCCGGCCCGAGGCGCAATTCGCTACCGTGCAACGTGTAGTGATACGGCGGCCCCGAACCGCCGGGAAGTTGGTCCGGCGGCACATAACTGACCAGCGCACCGTCACTGGTGACCAGGCGCAACTGGCGGCAGTCGGCCGGCAATGCCACCGCGGCGGTGGTCGCCGTCAGCGAGGCGCGCTGCTCGGCATCGCCGACCCGCAGCCGACGGCGCAATTCGCTCTCCGCCAGGACGATCATGTCCGGGACAGCCGGCGCCACCAGAGGGTCACCCGGCCGGGCGAGCCACGACAGCACGCTGTCCTGCAATTCGGAATAGCTGGAAAGGCCCATTAGCTGCCTACAGTCTGAAGGAGCCGGTGCGGAGATATCGCCAGTCGGGGTCTTCGAGCAGCCGCTTCACTGCCGGCCAGTGCTCGGCCTTCATCGCGTCAATGCCATAGAGTTGCCGCCACAAATTCACCACCTCGATCGGAATGCGCGCTGCCAGGCGCAGATCCTTCTCCGGGCCGGTCCAGCCGGTGAAACCATCCGCCGTCTGCAGCCGCTTGTTGGTTTCGATGATCGGGCCGACATCCGCACGACGGTGAATCGTGGATATGCCGGTCAGCTCGTCGTGCTCGAATGTCTCGACCATGCCGGTGAGCGGGTCGTGATCGAGGTAGAATTGCGTCATGGCCGTATCCAAAGAAAAAGGCGGCCATGACAGCCGCCTTGCTATGTCCTAAAAGCGAAACGCCGGTCAGGAGTGGCCTGCCCGGCGCCTCGATGGAGGAGAGCGATGCGGAAACATCGCGTGCCTCGCCTACGGATAATCGTGATTCTGATCGTGAAGATCAAGATCACGGTAATCCGGTAGACGGGGGGAGTCCAGCCTTCGGGTTGGGCTCCTCCTCCTCGCGATACACAAGCCGCAATCTACATTACGGCGCTGTGAGATCCGCGATCAACGCAGATGCGGCTTCGTTCTTCGCCGCCAGTGTGTACTCACCGATAAGCATCCGCTTCTCGGCGTCGCCGGTTTTTGCCAGCGGCACCTGCGTAATCGGCCGCAGCCAGTCAACCGACCAGTAGCTCCAGTTGAGCAGGAAGACATCCCGCACCCGCTGGAACCGGTTGGGGATGATCCTAACCGTATGAAAATCCCCAACATAAACGTCCACAGTGGCGACGGTCTCCTGCTTCATCACGTCCACCATTTTCGTGGCGCCGCCGGTAAAAGCAGAGATCGCCTGCTTGTTACTGGCGCCGGCCATGATCACGTCCAGATCTTCCGAGCTGTTGGTGTAGACCGACTTCATCGCCGCCTTCAGCATGACCTCGGTGATGGCAACCGGTGTGGTGCCGTCCGTGCGT